GGCGAGATAGCCCAGGCCGTACGCAAACGCGGCATGAAATTTGTGACCTCCTTTCACCATGCCCGGAACAATCTCTATGAAAAGGAAGGCCGCGGGGGCAAAAACTGGACAGGGCATTACGAGTTCGTTAAAAAAGACTTCCCGTCTCTGCTCGAAAACAAAGAAAACGCCATTTTATATGGTTATTTGCCGCGCGATGAATTCCTCCAACGCTGGAAAGGCAAACTAATCGAAGTTATCGACAACTACCAGCCGGACCTGATGTGGTTCGATTCATGGCTCGATGAGATCCCGGACCAGGTCAAGATGGAGTACCTGGCCTACTACTTCAATCAGGCCAAAAAGTTGAATAAGGAAGTTGTAGTCACTTTCAAGCAAAAAGACCTGCCCTCCAACGTAGGCGTGCTGGACCTGGAAAAGGGCCGGATGGACAAAAAGACCGACTTCTACTGGCTCACGGACGATACTATCAGCCTGGGCAGTTGGTGCTACACCCGGGACCTGCGTATCAAATCCACCAAACGTGTCCTGCACTCACTGATCGACATTGTCAGTAAAAACGGTGTGCTCCTGCTGAATATCAGTCCCAAGGCAGACGGCACCATTCCGGAAGAGCAGCGCAAGGTCCTGACTGAAATGGGACAGTGGCTGGTGGTTAACGGCCAAGCCATCTACAACACACGCACTTGGTATACCATGGGCGAAGGCCCAACCGGCAAGGATCTGCCCAAAGGTCAATTCGGCGGCGTGGCCGATCCGAAGGGCGGCTACACATCCGAGGACATTCGTTATACGCAAAGCAAAGATGGAAAGACAATTTATGCTATTGCCTTAGGCCGGCCGGACGCCTCCAAAGAGATTGTTTTAACCAGCTTCGCAGCGAACAAACTCCCGGCGACCATCAGAATCGGCGATGTATCAGTACTGGAGACGGGCGAGAAAATCACTGCTACACAAGATGCACGGGGCCTGATTCTCGCCGCGCCCAAAATCGAAGTCAATGATCTGGCCGTGGCCTTCAAGATAAACGTTCAGCAATAAAGTCCGGTTGACAATATTTGATACTTACTTGCGAATCGTTTCTTTAAAGAGTTGACAAACGGAGTGGAAAGTTGTTATATTTCGGGCACTTATGGATTTTGCGCCCGTAGCTCAATTGGATAGAGTCGCGGACTTCGAATCCGAAGGTTGGAGGTTCGAGTCCTCCCGGGCGCGTTCGGAAACGCCACTCATCATAGCGACAGTGGCGTTTGCTTTTTCACCTGAAGGCATAGTCGGGCTATGTTGGGCGCTGCGAAGCGCCAAGCAGGACGGCAAGACAGAATCCCCGGTGACATTCGCATCGTCGGTCCCGGTCTTCTTCTGGCTCTCTCTGCTTGGCCTGGAAAAGTTGGGCAGGCTGTTGATCGCGTCGGCTTCCTGTCCTCTCAGCGTGTGCGTGTAGAGGCTCATGGTCAAGTTTATGTCGCTATGCCGCATTATCTCCTGTGCAATCTTCGGATGAACACCACTTGCCGCCAACAAACTGCCTGTCGTATGCCGTAGGCTATGGAAATCACAGTATCGCCCAGCATCGTCTACATAGCCGATCCCAGCAGCCTCCAAGTCTGGCCTTAGCATGTCTATCGGCTTGCCCGGTACTTCGAACGCCTGAGCCGCCGGCAACTTGCTTGCCAATAAACCTTGGATCTCCGCTGCTGTGTCCGGTCGCAATGGAAGAGTCTTTTCCTTGCGGTTCTTTGCAGTATGGTCCTGGACGGTAACAGTGCATTTGCCAAAGTCGAAGCTTTCCACTTTTAGATTTCTGATTTCGTTCGCTCTCAGGCCCGTTTCAACAGCCAGTCGGTAAATCATGGCCCTTTGGTGTCCGGTCAATCCAAAACGCGGCTCAGCGTCCCTTGTGGCTTCCAGAAGAAGCCTTACCTCGTCCGGCTCAAGCGGACGGCGTTGCCGGCGTAAATCCTGCTTATCTACTTGAACAGTTCTCAGGTGTGTGACGGGAGATGTAGTGGCTCGCCTATCTTCGACCATCCATCTGGCAAAGTGCTGAAATGCTTTTAAGTAATAGTTGGCCGTTTTCTTGCTCAGGCCGTTATCCTGCATCTTGGCGATGCACCGTTGGACTTGCGAGGCGGCAATGTCCATCCACGTGGTAAACTTGCAATCTTTGACGATGCGATTCACCCTTGAAACAGTCATTCTCGCCTGCTTGCGAGTGTCGCCCTTGTCAATAAGAGACTGCTCAAAGTCCTCGATGTGTTTCGACAGCAACTTGCCCGCGGCCGCTTGTGTCGAGTCAATCAACCCAATTTTGACGAACCGGGCTCTCATCTTAGCAGGGATGCTTTCGAGCCATCGGGCCAGTTGTAGATTTGGCTGATCTATATTCATCCTGCAGGCAACTAACTTCTCGATATAGCGGCCCAGATTCTCTGATTGCCGCTTGTCGGTAAATGCAGGAAGCCTCCGTACAAGTTGAAGATGGTCTTTGAACTCAACATAGAACTTCGATGTTTTACGCTTTTTCCCGTTACGGTCTTTGTAGGCCGGTTTGAAGCATCGTGTCATTTTCTTTTCCTGCCTTTCTTCTTTCGGATTTCATAGCCGAAGTATTTAAGCAACAAACCCGCAGTCTCGGCTTTCAGGGAACCGCCGTATATCACCCGGTGCAACTGGTTTTCTGAAATACCGGTATCGCACGCGATACGGTAGCGCGATCTACCACAGGTTTTAATCTCTTTACGAATTATCTCGATTATGTCCATACTTTGTATTTTATCGCTTACTTAGCGTTTGTCAAGTTATATTTTCCGAATTTTTCAATATTTTTTCAGGCCTTCATATCCTGCCATTTTTCCCTATTGCAACATCGGCCTTCAATCACCCATCGACGCAGCTCATCAACACTGTAAAGCCTTCGCCTGCAATTACCCATAACAACAGGTAAGGGCCCGAATCTGCCCGTGCGGTCCATAGTCTTAAACGTGGTTACGGAGATTCCAAGCATAGCAGCAGCGGCCTCGATCCCGACAAATATCGGCTCAATCCTGATTATTGTATTTTGAGCTTTCTTCATCAACTCAAAACGACCGCCTTTCTTTCGAGGCCAGCTTGCCCCTCGAGCACGGGCTGCCTATGAAGTCTCGGACGGCAGAGATAACGCAGCTCCGACACTGGCTCTTGTGATGTTGGACCATTCGACCCTTGATATCAGCCATGACCGCCGGCAAGATTTCGCCTAAGCACTGGGGCCCAGGTTTGGATTTGTTTCGTTCGTCCATGTTTTTGTCGATCTATCCTGTTGATTTCATAATTATGCCGAGTTCCTTTAGGGTCAAACTCTCAAGGTCAAACTCATAGGCAAGGCTGCAACCTGTGCCTCGCCCATTTCTGGCCTTCTCGATTCGGATGGTCCTTGTGTGTTCGACATCGGCTCTGCCAACACAAGATTTGACGATGCTTGTCTTCAACTCATGGCTGTGCAGAGTTAGAATGACCTCAACAAATCGCTCATAAGCTGCTGATCCGGCCAGGTTCGTTAGGTCAGGCTTGTAGACATTCTTTTGTGGGTGCGTAACCAGTACGAGACTACAACCATATTCCGTGAGGATTTTTTTAGCCGCCCGCAAAAACGCAAGGTCTGCAATCCAGGGCTGGGCTGTTCGAGTCGCTGCTGTGATCGGATCCACGGCGATGATACGCCGTCCGAGCTTGGCCTGCCGCTCGATCCATTCAGCCAACTGCTCAAGCGTCTCGGCGCCGAGATTATCAGAACACCACAAATGACGTGCAAATAGCTCCAACTGCTCTCTGTGTTCTTTGAGTGAAGCCTCTGCCACAAGTGGGGTTTCCTTGAGCCATCCCGGATCCGTCCAGCCACTGAGACCGCTGAGCTGGGCCATCGCCCGGGAAAGATGAAATGGTCGATCACCTTCAAGACAATAATACGCTACAGATTCACTTTCATCTAACCAGTAAAGCACGGCCTGCAATAACATGAACGATTTCGAAGCCCCGACCGTGCCTGCCAGGAGTGTGATCGTGCCGGGGAGCAACGCTTTCGTCAGGTCTGTGAGTACCGACCACGGCCAGGACACGCAGTGGTATTCGCCGGAAATAATCGCTCGCATACGCCGATGGAGCTTATCAAGCGGCCCCAGCGGTTTGGCCTTGCCTATCGCCGCGTGCAGCTCAGTCGTGATCTCTGCTTCGGTCTTTTCAAGACCATCGAGCTGGGCGATAAAGTCCGCTGCATCTTCCTTTTCGGCCAAATCCAGATCGGCAGGAAAAAGCCAGGCAATCCGCGGTAGAGGTTTGAGCGTTTCAAGAATCCCGCAAACCAGCTTCATGTGATTGTGGCCGGTGATATCATTGTCCGGCCAGAGAATCACGTTCTTGCCGGCAAGAGGTGTCCAGTCCGAATGCTCCCCCTTACCTGAGCCGAATGGACTGGTTGTTGCGGCTATTCCAAAACGTATCAAAGCATCGCAGCATTTTTCGCCCTCTACGATTATTATCGTATCGCTGGCTACAATAAGGTCCCTCGCATAGATCGGCCAGGGCTTCGGCGGAGCTCCCAGGACAAAGCCGCCCGGTACCGGATATGCCGGGCGGTATGATTTATCATCATTCACCCGGCAGCGAAAGACAATCATTTCCACCTGGCCGTTTCCTGATCGGTATGGATGGTCGCTGACAATCTGCCCAGGTAGAGCAGATCGCAATGAGTACATGTCCGGATATACCCTGCAGCCGGTTGGCGATTGCTGTTGTGCCGATTGATTATTTTGCCACGGCCGATGGCTTTGGTTTTGTCCGATAGCCTCAAGTAGAATTTCAGCCAGCGGCCGGCCGGTCCGCCTGGCACGCATATCGAAAATATCCCCGCCTATTCCACAGCTCTGACATTTGAACCGCCAGGCCCCATCTTTGCCCTGATAGATTCCGCCGCTCGGTTTGTGGTCTTCATGGAACGGACAGAGAATCGCTGAGCCTTTGAACTTTGCCCCTGCTTCTTCAAGCTCGGCTTTGAGCAGATCTCGGTTCTGTCGAATTGTTATAAGCTTTTCACTCATCGAATTCGATCCCGCTTTCTCGCATGATTTCTTCGGCCTCTTGCTCTGTCGGCAACCAGCCCGGCTCTCCTCGTTTCGGTTCCGGCAATACCGGGATCTCATCTTCCCATCGCTCTTGATTCAGCCACGTTGCCGGGTGCGGTATGAATTCACCATTGTCTTTCTGCCACTGGTCGGTACGTTTATAGGCTTTGACCGCGGCGACAATCTTCTCGGCCAATTCTGCCGATGGTTTAAGCCGTGCCCAAATCTGTCGACACTTGACCTTGCCGACCTTGCGGGGATACTCAGTCCAGAAGCGGTCGAAAAGTTCACCATTGTTCGAAGGTGTATCATCAGAAACATGGGCATTTGATCTATTGTCTTTAAGTGCTTCTGCTTCTGCTTCTGCTTGGGCTGACTTTGGCTTATTCTGCTTATTTTTCTGCTTACCTCGGTAGGTTTCCTGGGATTTTCGGTTCTGTTCGCGTCGTTTTTCCTTATCCCGCTCGTTACGATATCGCATATAATTGGTGATATACCAACCCCCGTCAGCAATAGTAAGCCGAGCACCTTGCTTATCAGGTGAGCGGGAATATGGGTCGGGATCGCATAATTTTTTGATCGCTTTTTCTGCTTGGGGAAGTGTCATTCTCGCAATATCCGCCATGCCCGGGATTGAGCCTGAGACGTGGCCTTTGGCGTCGGATGTGGCCAGCATTGTGATCCACATGATGCGTGTTTTGTCATCTTCAGACCAAACGCTTGATGTGATAATGCTGCCGAATAATTTTGTAAATCCGCTCATTTGATGGCCTCCACTAAATTGATTATTTTACGTCTCAAATACCAAACTGCCAGGCCCGGGGCATCGGCGATATCTCCGCCCGGGTCCTGTTTGATCTGATATTCCGGGAATATATCAGCAATGGCCGCTTGCCGATCCACTTTCGGCACGCCGCGGGTCCATTCGTTTTCCGACATAAGAATAATCTCAACCTCGATTCCATCATTGGTAGGTAGTGAACGCCGCCAGGCAACTGCCTCTCTCCACAAAGCCCCGATGGATACTCCGTATACGGCTAATCCCGCTCCACCGCCGTGGTGACGCTTTCGGCCGACGTGGCCGCTGGTCCACTCGATCAATATGCTTTTGGGCTGGTGTTTGTCGAGTAGCAGCCAGAGGTCCTGGCACATGCTGTTGATTCGGAGCTCGGCGGCGGCCGCCCGCTTGTCAGGTAAGAGTAATCCGGCCTCGATCAGCCGCTCCGGGTCCTTTATAACGGCCCAGCCGGTGCGAACCGAGCCAGGGTCTATGCTAAAGAGTACATCATTCATTGCTGTTCTCAGTGTTCTCTGCCTGGTCCTTCAGGGCCTTCAAGCCTGCTTCCAGGATTTGTGCCGGCAGCTTGACGATTTCGTCTATGACTGTTTTACCGAAAACATATTTGAGACTTTTCAGCCTCGCGGCATCAGCCTGGATACCGTTTCCTTGTGGCAAAGCATCAAGAATCTGATTCATCAATTCCGCCTTCTGCTCGACAAGCTTGCTGTCACCGTCCCCCTGGGGCTGCTCATCTTCATCACTGGCATCGGTGGCGGCTGCCTGTGATTCTGATTGATGATCACCACTGAAGAAATCCTCAATAGTAGCAACGCCGTCCTTGATGTTCCCGGCGATCTGCTTGAGCTGGGTCAAGTGCTGTAGCGTCACTTGTTCGATTTTCGTAACATTAACCAAATCAAAGACTTGTTGCTGCGTCACACCCTTACTTTGAAAGTACGCCAGCATTTGCTCGCGCCTCTGTTTCAGGGATTGTTCGGCATCATCATCGCTGGACGGACCGTCACCCTGGCTGAATATATCGCTCAGTCGGCCGGCACTAAGAACGGCATCCACCATTGCCCGTTTTTTGGCCATCTTCAGAAGCGTGTTCGGCAAGCTGTAGGGATCCTCATTCTCTACGCGATACATGGTCGCTTTATGGCCCTTGCGCGTCGTGATCGTCTTTGTTACTAAGGCTTTCTTATCGACGTGGTCCGGCACTTCCGAACCAAATACCCAGCGATATCGATAGCGTGATTCCTTGGAATTACAGGAGCCGAGGCCCTGGACTATCAGGTCTCCGGTTTGGATGCTCCTAAGCTCACAGGTTATTCGATAATAGAAAAAGCCCTTGTCAAAATCCTCGATCTTGTCGGCCACTTCATAGCTGTCGGCCAGTCCCAGGAGCTTACAGAGCTTCTCGGCCCCCGGCTTCCAGAGACTCGGCTTCGAAGTTCCTGGTATTACGCCAAAATCGTGATCCGGCACGAGCTGCTTCCTGACTATTGACTGAAACGCCTTAATTTTCGTCAAGCCGGCGGCGACGTGATCAAGATCAATATCCAGTGCCGTCGATTCCTGCCTGGTTGCCAGGGCTTGAGTTGGCTGTAATTCTGTCATACTGAGACTCCTTTCTTTATGGGGTTACCGAACAGATCCTGTTCGATTTTCATTGCTTTCCACACCTGGCACTTTTGCCGAGTCACATTACATTTACGGAAGCCGGCTCGCTCTGCCAGTCCAAATCGCTCAAGCTCGGCAAGCCGCCGATGGGCTGCATAGCGGTCACCGGCCATGACTAAACCCAATTCGGCTCCGGTTGCCGGGCCATGCTGTCTTAAAGCCTGAAGAACCCTCTGCCGTTGCGTAAACATTTTGCCAGAGCGAAGATGCTCTTCACCGGCGATATAGCTGCTGACAGGATCATTTTTTCTTGCCAATGGCGGCATATCCGATATTTTATTACCAACTAACATTACTCCTCAGCTTTCAGGATTCGATTCGCGGGCCTGTTTGGAATTTTTCGCAGAGAAAAAGATTTTTTGGATTTTCTGCTTGACAGACAGGGACGGCCTGTGTATCTTCGTAGTTGTGATTTATATTTACCGCCGGCCTGCCAGCCGGCTTTTTTAATTTCTATCATGAACCTATCTTCTTCTGTACGATTTCATGCAATTCGTTCACGGCATTCACGAGAAGGGCTGCTAGCGCGTCCAATTTCACATATTTAATACCATCCCGCTCGATCACGCCCTCCGGTAATACTGCCTGCAGATCCCCCGCCATAATACCGGCATCTCTGTCACCGGGTTGTTTGAATTTGTAATTATAAGTCTTGCCCTTTAATTTACCCAGTTTTTCAAGTGCCCCGTCAATAGGAACAAAATTTTCCTTAATTCGTTCATCAGAAAGCGCCGCATACGCACCGAGCCCCGCCCCGACAGCCGGCATTAACTGGCTCACCAGGCTGGGTGTCTGAACGCCGGGATTGTACATCTGCCTCGTTTCACCCAACACGGCAGAGGCCGCCCCACCCTGCAGATTGTATTTGGCGAGAATATCGTTAACTCTCTTCTGGTAATCGGCGTCCGATTGCTGGTTCTCAATTTCTCTCGGCAGGGATCCGAACGAACTTGCTGCGCCGAGTTTATTAAGAGTAGTTCCTTCACCGCTTGTAACGAGCTGGTCAATCAGCCCGGCCGCTGTCAGCTTATTGGCCCGCTGCTCGGCCAGGTAAGGAGCGAGTGTAGCGACCATACTGGTCTTACCCTTTGCAATCTCCCTTCCAACCGCCGAACCCTGCGGACCGGAAGTGCCCATTCCCTCGATCTGCGTTCTGCGCAGCGATGAGTTGACAAGGTCCTCGGTCTGGCTCTCGATAGTCGATAGCAGGGCCTTGATCTCCGGTAAGTCCATAATATTCACAGGCGATTCGAGCGTTTGTTGCAGGTAGCTCAGTGCCCCCGCCCGTTCCGGCGATTCTCCCTTGCCAAGGAACTCATTGAGTATCGCCTGGCCCTTCTGTTCGGCCTCTGTCATTCCCGCTACCTGCTGAGTTGGATATTTCACGGTGGTTTTTGATAATTTTTCAAGATATTTACGGGCGGAATCCTGCTCTTTAGAACTCGGTATTTCCTGGAATCCTTCGCCTTCGACACTGGATTTGAAGGGGTCTGAAATCCCTAAACTCTCATTAATTTCGCTGAGCCATGACATAATATTATCTCCATCAATTCAAAAAAGTGATTCCCCGTTTCCGGTTGCAGTTAAATAAACCGTGGGGCCAAACCGATATGGCTGATTTCTTCACAAAAAACTTGCCATCTATTTCGATAATTGCCTCCGAATGGTCACGAGCCAGTTCAGCTACGTAATCCTCCAAACACTTATCCAGTGGCAACTTCTTATTCAGATTTGCTTGTTCCTGTAACATACTATATTTCTCCCGATCATTAAACTGCAACCTTGCCAGCTCGTTTCGCTCCCTTTTCTTCAACCCCCAAATTACCGGCCGCCAACTGTGTAAGCGATTCCTTCACAGAAACCAAATTGAACCTCATCCGGCTACCTACAAGGAGAAACGGGATTTTGCCGCCGACTGCCAACCTTTTCAAATACTGCCGGGGCAAACTCAGTGTCGCCGACAGTGCATCTAAGCTCAAATATTCATTCAAATCGTACATTATATCAATCTCATTTAATCAGAGCCGATTATATATTTCTGTAAGCACCTCGGACAGTGCAAGAGTTTTAGCTTTCATCTGCCAAAACGGCTTAAACTAAATGGAATTATTATTACTAACAAATTACAACTCGGATCCGTGATAAGCAAGGGTTGATAGGATGTTGATAGGATAAAGCACTAAAAAGAACTATAAGGTAGGATGCTCTCTAACTTAAGTGGGGGGGTTTTTGTATTTTTCTAAGTATTCGGCGGGCAATTCTTTCAGAGGTAATCTCCACTTACGACCACCTATTTTTTCAAAGTGATATGGAGATTTGGGATCGTTCTTCCATTCTCGCACAACATTGATACTACAATCGAATATGGATGCCCATTTTTTCAAAGACAAGGGCAGTGACATCTTGTCAGTAGGTTTACTATCACCCTTCAAGAAGCCTAACTCATTCTGCACAATCTGAAGATCACTATTTATTTTGTACCTTATATCCTCATTAAGATCCCAGTTGTTTTGCAGGTCACTCCAGAAGTCCTTCGCAAAGGATTCATTTTGATGCCATATCCCATTATTGATCGGCTCTATTTCTTTACCCTCGTTTAACCTGTCGGTCAGGATTGTAAGCCTAACATACCTGCCCAGAGGACTTAGACCATTATCGAAATGGGGACTCTCGACCTCAAAACCAAATATATCGGCAAGGCAGGCCGCTTCGGACATAGGAGGAAAAGGTGGAAGGGACAGAGATATCCGGGGATTTGCCCCGGGTTCCGCCATCTTGGCTTTTAACTTCTTATAAAGTGCCTCGTATTCCGACTTCTTTTTTGGTCCCTGCAATTTTAGTTTCTGCAATCGCCGGCTGTCACGATTCCATTGTAGCTCTCGTTTCTTGTAGGTATCGTACCATGAATGATCTTGATTGCGGAAGGTCGACATAATAGCAGGTTTACTCACCATGTCCGAGACAACAAATGCAATTTCAAATCGATTCTTATACATTTTATCCATCGGAAACCTCAATTCTTTCTAAATTTCGCCGCCACCTCCCCACCTGTGGTAGTTTCTCAGAAGCCACACTCCGCAGGACAGGAGATATACCCTCGCCGAGTCCTATTGGTATGCTCACATCGAGATCGTGGCTCTACGGGCGTATTGACTGTTGATCAAAAAACGATACACATATATCAACGTTTCGCCGCCGTCCAAAACAGTCCTTGATAAGTCGCACATGACAGAGTTTACCCTTCCGCTGTATCTCAATAAGGTCGCGCCGTCTCAAACTTCGAAGGGCATTACGCAGGGATTCACAGTTTTTGTATTTGGTTTTCGGGAATAGCTCTGTGGTTGTGCACCATTGCCCAATCTTCCGGCCGGTCGTGTCCATTTGCTTTACCACAGATCCTTTATGGTTTTGCCGATGCTCGGGCGCCCAGCCCCTGCGGTTTTCCTGTGCCCATCGCAGGGCGAATTTCTTGCAGTGAGCCCGGTTAATAAGACTATTATTTGAAGCCATATTTTCTCTCGTTTCCGTAAAAACAACAGGGCCGGCCGGTGCGGAAGCCGGCCCCGTGCGTTCTTATTACAGTACCCTGTTGACATTACAAGCCAACTCATATGTTTCGAGCAATGGCGCCATGGTCGGGTCATCTTTCAGGCTGTCAATAGGCGCGAATGTGAAAACATCGAGAACGTCGCCGTATTCTGTTGTTGTGACTCCGTCCAATCTTATCAGTTCTTCGTCAAAATATAATAAGTTGCGGGCCTGCCTTCAAGCCTGCCCCAAACATCGGAGATTCACCTGGTCCAAGGCGCTCGATATCCTCAATCCCGCCGGCGATCTCAGGACCATTCGCTTTTATTCGGATACATTTTCCGGTACTGGCAAATCCTGCATCGGAAAATCATCCGCCAAAGGATGACATTTTTCAATAGACTTCCGCAAAAAAACCAAATCAACGTGAGTATAAAGTTGCGTTGTCAAGATGCTTTTATGCCCAAGGGCCTCCTGAATCACCCGCAAATCAGCACCACCCATCAACAAATGAGTAGCAAAAGAATGTCTCAGTGTATGAGGCGACACTTTATCCAATCCTATTAGCCTGGCATTTCTTTCGACAACCCTCCAAACATCGTGACGATACAATTGTTTGCCCGACTTACTCAGAAAAAAATATCCCTCACTTTCGTCTGACAAAGGCGTGACTTGATATTTACGTTGCTTTTCAACGTATAACAAAAGAGCATCCTCCGCAGCAAGAAGTAAAGGAAGCAAACGTTCTTTTGCACCCTTACCGTGAATCAAAATCTGATGGTTTTCATAGTTAATGTCACAAACCTTGATCAAAGAAACTTCCGAACATCTTATTCCTGAGCAATAAAGTAATATCAGAATCGCCCGATCTCTATAATAAAACCTCCGGCTTGATGTCCTTTTTGACGACAAAAGTTTTTTAACATCATAAACAGACAGCACCTTCGGCAATTTTTTCTCAAATTTCGGAGCCTGCAAACAAATCAACTGCGAAAAATAAGCACTCTTTTTACCAAAAATCACAGCAAACTTGACCATCATTTTAATAGCCTCAAAAGCCCGATAGACCGAGCAACCAGCCTTGCCCTGATTCCTAAGAACGGAAAGATACATAAAAACAATCTTTGGCTTAACCTGGTTTATTCGATCAACCCTTTTTTTATGACAAAACCGAATAAAACCGAGCAAATCTCTGCCATAACTCAAAATCGTATTGTCAGAAGATCCGCGAGAACCATACAAATAATTCAAATAATCCCTGACAAGCCTGGACATCGAATTATCGTTCTCAGCAAGTGACTCGAACAAAAAATTGATCTGCAATTGTCGCGATTCCATTATTTTTCTCCACAAAAAAAAGCCAGGGACTCAATGACGTTCGCGACAAACGCCGCCGCAACCTTCTCTTTAAAAATCAAAGTAAAGCCCGCCGGATTCGCAGCGATAAGATAATCTATGATTTTCTTCTCATTCAACAAAGCCGCCGTATCCTTCACTTCGATTTCAAAAGTCACTTTATTATCGTGTTTCCTTCTGGGATTTAGTTCCTCGAAAAATTCCAGCAGCGAGCCGCGAACAAAGGCTTGAATCCTCGCGCCAAGTTTCGGATTGCTCCTACTTATCTCGATGCCGGCATAAATAGCAATAGCCGTTCCAAAAGGTGCTTCGACAATCATCCTGTTAAGACCTGATATGCCCGTCGTGAGTCCTCCTTCGGTGTTCCCGGGTTCTGCTCTCTCTTGCCCGCCAGGCGGCTGCACGACAGCAACGCCCTGGGTATTGGGCTCCTCCGTTAGCAACTTTTCATCCTCCTGAACTGTGGTTTGGGTTCCTATGTTTTTCATAATAATTCTCCTTCCAGAGAAAAGCGGCCAGGGCTATGAACGCACACAGGTGCGCAGTGATCCTTACGAATACACTCACCCTGGCCATGTTTGATTGATTTAACAGATTTGATCCTGTGTTTCTCATACTCTTATTATCGCAGCATCCCAGAGCTTTGCAACAAAATTCCAAAATATTTCAAGAAATTTTTCGTACCGGCACGATGAACCGCTTACAGATACCCCCGGCCGCAAGCTCCTTGCCTCCGTGGTCACGAGAAGCGAACCAGTTCCACCCCATAGGATTTGTTTTCCTGATCGTCGCTCACAGGACCTCTCAGGGCTTCAAATAGACTACTATAATTCACTCAGAAATCTCCTGCATAATCACCTGTCTGGTTGATTCAGGCAGCTCCGGCCAAGCGTCCACAAGCTTCGTGAGATCAAAATAACTCTCGACAATCTTCACCCTTTTGTCCTTCCACTCTCCCGTGTTGATGAGCCCAATTATCGAGGCGAGCAGATAGCAAAGGCCGTTATTTACTATTTCGGTCCAAGAACCCTCTCTGCCATCAGCGTGCAACCTTCTCTGCAAGGCATCAATCAATTCCGCACAGGCTTTCTCGTTATATTTCGTGCTTTTTACTTGGTTTTCGATCCAATATTTATTGAGTTCTTTGTCACCATTTACATATTCCCCTGGGACACCATAGTCATAATTTGGGGCAATCATACTAAGATCGATATCACTCCCAAGTTTCTCCTTCAAATATGATAGCAAGTCCCCGGTATCAATGTGTTCCTTAATATCATCGATGGAAATATCCTTGTACTTGCCGCTGTCGATTTGTGAGGTTAGCTGGGAAGCCAAATATGTCAGGCTATGGAGTAACATGTTCTTGCCTCGCTAAGTTAGATTGCTATTGGTTTCGATTTCCTACGTCGATATTAGGCAGAAACTGCGTTCAGGTCAAGTTAATTCTCGATCTGTTTTCCGCTAACTTAAAGCCATCGGACTTTTGGGTCTTTTGCTTCTACGGTCGCTCTTACGCTTTTGTGCTCCGTACAGTCTCATATCAACTACAGCGAACGCCAGCGCTTCGATAGCTGGAAAATCACCAAACTCAAGGGTTGGTATCTCGCTCGGGTCTATCTCACTCAAATAATTAATAACATGACTATCTTTGAGAAATAACTGCCGGTGGTCCTTATCCAGCAATCGTTTGAGTTCGGGCAAAACATACTGATATGAGTGCTGCATATCCAATATTTGTGTTGAACAAATGTGGAAATACCGCCGATGTGCCTGTAAATTTTCAGCCGAATGAAGTTCCCTGTTTATCTCCGTGATAAAGCGATCCGCTGCATCGTTGCGAGTGTCACCTATCCAGATTGCAGGCTGATACTTATAATCCAATGCCGAGCATTGCCTCACAAGCTCCCGTATATCGGAAGATTCAAACTCATCGAGAAGATAAATATCGTGATTGTCAAAATGTCTCTCGTGGTCCATCCCGATTACTACCGCAAAGCCCGGATGTTTGCCGGGCCAGGCTACACCTCCGTATATCTGTTTGTGGCGTGTTTTCAGTTCTTCCGTGGTCAAGTCCTGCCCTAATTTTACTGTTTCGAGTTCCATATCTGAATCCTCACACTAAATCGCTCTCTGAAAAATAAAACTTTCCTTCGACACCGTATATAACATAGCGAATACAATCTGGGCAATGATCGTTAATCTTCAATGGGTCATCTTTGGCATCTCTGGTTTCAGTGCCTTCGGCCCATTTATATCCGCCTACTTCCTTGATTGTGTTCCTACAATTCTTGAAGATGAACAGCCGGGGCTTGCCGTCACCCTGGACCTTTAGGGCCGCCTGGACAGCCTCAATGCCCAGGTGAATGTCTTTCTTCGCAGTCACGGTGGAAACGCCCAGCTTTTTGAATTCGTGCCGTTCCTGTGCATCGTGATCGGCCCACGTTACACGATACCTTTCCTTACCGCTGATTTGCTTGATTCTCTCGGCGTGATAGGCCAGCGTCTCACGAGCCCGGTAGTGCTCGGCGTAGACGTACCACCGCCGATCCGGGTCCCGTGCAAGCCACAGGCATACAAATGGATTATTAAAGCCCCAGTCAATTACCCTGTAACGGGGCCAGTCGGACGGGATCTCGAACGGCTCGATCACATGCGTATTACGAGAGAACGTCTTATAGACCGCCCCGGCAAACGCCGCGAAGTGCCCTTTAATCCGCGTCTCCTGTATCTCCGCCGGCCATTGTGAGATCATCAGGTCGATTTCCCTGTCGTCAATATAGCCGCCTCGACTCTTGCGGTTGTCATTCAAGTTGGCATAAAAGATATCGTCCGTCTCGGGCAGGGCCTGAATCCGTTCCTCAAGCCATCCCTGGGGAATGATCGGTGTCATTGACTGTGCCGTAAATCCGTTCTTGTCGAGCAGCCGGGCCTGAATTTCCGTCCAGATTCCCTCGGAGTCCGATTTACACTGCTCATCGCCATAAAAGGCGTCAATGGCCCGGCCCTCAAAAGCTTTGCGGCCCTGCTCGTATGCCTTGAGCTCGATGCGGTTGCCATTAATCAAGCGAAGCTCGGCGGGGATTTCATCCTGCTTGTTATGCCAGCTAATTGGCTGTTGAATTTGGCACATCGGCAGATAGGATTTAATCTTTTCCTGCCATAACAACTTGCCGACGAGAGGCCAGGAGTTTGCCGCCGCCCAGATAGTGGCGCTCTTCAGAGTCTTGCGATGGGGATGGACGCCCAGGGCAAATGAGCAAAGGTCATAGCCGATATTGCCCTCAGACTTGCCACTACGATTGCCGCCACAGAGCCATCGGTTCTTAGCTGGGCTCCCGTGAAACTGCCTCAGGGCCGGCAGTGGCCGGTATAACAGAATCGGCTTGCCGATGCTTCGTATTTGTCTGTCAGTCAGCATGGTTCCTCAGTAAGACCTCCCGGATATCCTCGCATTCTTCGTCGCTCAGGGTGTTTTCGTTCGCAATGATAAGATGCTCGATGGCCTTACCCTCTTCCCTGTCGAATACATGTTTGGCCAGACGTTCCGAACCCGATTCTTTGCCCCGCTTCATATTCCGAACAAGCTTCAACGCCGTATGCTGGGCCTGGGTCATTTGGCCCGTCTTCAACTTCACAAGCTCACCGTTGGTCATATTCATGTACTTGCAGAACCAAACCCATAGCTGAGTGCGTCGAACGGGAGGCCCTGCAGGGTTGCCGCTTTGCCCAGGCTTGAACTGATGCTCTTTGGGCGGATTCTTGTCCCCAACCTTACAATCTCCCTGTTTAGCAGGGATTCTCTTGCTCTTAACTGCCTTTTTCTTCACCGCCTTTGCTGATGTTTTTTTGACCTTCTTTTTCTTTGCTGCCATTTCTATTTTCTCCATATTGACCTTGATTATAGCTTGGGCTTTATGGACCTGTTTGGCCAGTTCCGGCCTGTAATAATCGCCATCCTTTGAATTTAACCATCGCCGAATTAACGAGTTATGAACGCCCCAGATTTTTGCTATTTTACTCCAGGCAATTTTTCCACGATCGTCGAACAGTTGACACTCAGCAACCAACCAACAAAATTCCTCTGCGAAACGCTTTTTGTATTTGCTCAGCCGGCCGCCTTTATTCACATTTTTGCTCTTGCTCTTAGCCATATTTCTTGCGCTACTTTCCTCTAATTCCACTCTTTTTTAATGACCCCTCATAATTGCATTAATACAAGTCATTTACAGCAATCCTTAATGTTTACAGTCATTTTCCATAAGGTTTGCTTTCTAATTCGTCTAAAATCACCACTGTTTGTCTGATATCGCAGTTTTTCAAACCTAAGACCCTTACCGAAAAATTGAATTCATGTCACTCTATTTGTTGGGAACTTTCGACCAAATCCTCTTACTAAACGCATTCATCGCCAATCGGAGTTTCTCTGTCAATGTCCGAGCATAAATGTGGGTCGTATCTGTCTTTTCGTGGCCGAGTTGGTCTTTGACAAGAAATTCATTGTTGGTTACATCCAACAGGTGCGTCGCGTTTGTGTGCCTGAACTTATGAGGACTGAGCTTCGTTCTCAGGTTTCCGTTCTTTGTGTAGATCCATATCTTTGCTTTCAAGCCTATCACCTTAACTTTACAATACACAGAGCCTGTCGATAGCCGTCCTCCGTTTTCACTCCTGAACAGGAAGCTCTCAATGCTATGCCGCCTGTGATATCGATTTACATAACCGCCTAATCGCTCTGTCAACAGATCCGATATACCCACAGTCCTGTCCTTTTCTCCCTTAGCGTTGAGGACCTCCAGCGACTTATGACCGTGGTAGGATGGCAGACTCTTAAGTCTCAAATTGCAGACTTCACTGACCCGTAGTCCGCTTTCCACCATCACAATTACAAGCATCTCGTTGAGTACAGCCCGATTGAGGTGTTTATTTTTGGTATTGGTCGGATCGGCATCGTTCTGGAGCACTTCCATTATTTGGGCAAATTGCTCTACACTCAAGTAGTCGGTCGGCTTGAGGTAGGTTTTGACCTTCCTCTTGTTCCGTTTCTTGGACTTTCGGACTTCTTTTCGGCGCTCTTCGGCCATCGCAGCCATAACCGTAACATCCGGGTCATTTGCCCCGTACCTCTTGACAATCTCACAGATCGCCTGTTTACTCAAAATCGGTTTTACTTTCTTCTGACCCATTTTCTCTTATTTCACAACTTCAAACCTGTTAGTATTTGCTATTAAACTAATCATAATACACCACCTTAAACACCTTCAGTTCACTGAAACTTATCATAAAAGTGTAGTTTCCTTGCATGTTCGAATTAGGCCGCCGGGCTGGCCCGGGCACATGGATTCTCGCGGGATTTACCGGACAGGAGCTTGGGATTGCTCCCGTAACCGGTTTTCTCTTTAACCGTGGCGACGAACAGAGCCTTACCGCCGGCCTTCCGGCCCTCAATGCGAGCGACCCGTGCCCATTCAGCCGCTTCCTTGAACCACGGAAGCTTGGTGGGGTCCGCTTGAGAACTCAACACGAAATAGTGAACGATGTTGGCAAATGTTTTTGCGGATCTGCCTTGAGCGTGAAAAATCGAGTCAAGTTGGTTTACCAGTAATTTTGATTCCTGCACGATCCGACAATCCAATTCCAAGATTTCCCGAGAAGTTTTTTCACCCTTGTTGTTGTTTATCTGCGTAGGAGTATCTGGTTTGGATTGATCTGGTAACGCTTTGTCATTTTGACAATTGGATTTGTCATTTTGACAAATGGGCTTTTTAGCCTGATTTCCCATTTGCGATTTTAACAAATGGGCAGGAAGGCCCTTGAGTGCGGTTTCTTCATCGGCAAAGCCGTACCAACTTGTTCGGTCCGCGCCCCGCTTATTATAATTGTCCCTGAGCAGTATCCCGCGTTTAATTAACAGTGTAAGTGCTGTTCGTATCTGTCGCGTGCCCAAATAAGGAAACTGATCGCAGTACGCTTGAACGGAATTGTATGTCCACGTTCGACCATCGCGGTAGTTTGTACGGTTCGCTTTGTTTTTGGCAATCCAGAACTGCATGTGACGGTAGAGAATCGCCGCTGCTATGCCGTGTTCTTTAGCAAACTCGATATCAAACGAGTGTTCCAC